GCCATATTTTTTGTTTTTTAGTTGGTTAAAAAAAAGAGGGTAAAGGTTTAATTTCACCCTCTAGTTAAATATTTATTTATTACTAGTTAGCAGCGTTAACTACTCCGTAAGTTACAATCTCTTCTACGTTTGCATAAGCAACACCCGCAGTGAATTTCATAACTATTCTTACATTGTCTGAACCGTCAGTATCAGCCATATCAATCACTCTAACTTCTTGGTTATCAGATAGTAAACCTGTTCCAAAAAAGATATTAGACTTTTCAGCAGCAATTGCAGTATTTGAAGGCATACCGTTTGCAACAAAGATTCTTACACCATCAAACATCAAGTCACCCATATCTTGGTTATTGAATCTATCAACGTGTCCTAATGTACCCAAAGCGCGAACATAAGCGCGATAGATATTCTGAGAAACATATATGCTCAATTCTTCGTTCCCGTATAATTCAGCAGGAATAGCGTCAACTATCTTACCTAATTCAGCAACAACATTGCCTGCAGTTATTGCGATTCCCGTCACTTCGTTTGCAGCAGGTAAAGCCGCGTCAACAGCTAATTGAGTAATAATTCCGTCATACTCACCGCTTACACCTTCGTCACCACTCCAAAGAGATTGTTCGTTTTTTTGTGCAGCTTTAGCCACAACGTGCGCTAATAAATAATCCTGAAAAGTTTTAGGTAAATTATCGTGTGCTGAATAGCCCATTTCGATAGCTTCCCAATCTGAACGGAATTTATCTTTACATAATTCTAAGTTTACTTTTAATTCTTTTGGAGTTAAAAATATCTCAGTTTTTGTGATGCTTGAAGTAGCTGTAAAGTCACAAGAGTTGTCAGTTACTAAATCGCCCGTAGCCAATTTAGATATAACCTCTCTGTACTTAATGTTTTGTTTTACTTCAATTCCACCTTTTTCAAGAGTGTTTGCTGATAATAATGCAGCAGATACCCATTTTCCCGCGTGTTCTCCCGCGTAGGTTGTTGTGATACTAGTTGTAGTAGCCATAATTAAATTTAGTTTTTAAATAATTTGTTAAACACAATATCCTTTGTGCTAAGAGGTCTCTTCTGCGAGAATTTAATTTGTTGTTTTTCGCTTTTTGCTTCAGGATTGTGAACTACTTTTTCAGTTGATAATTCAACTTCCTCTTTTACGTCCTCAATCACTTCTTCTTTTACTTCTACTTTAGAAAGTTTTAACTCAGCAATTTCTGCTTTTAACTCATCAATTGTAGAAAAGAATAATTCCTTAGAAATAGACTCAACCATTTTCTTAGGTTGCGGTGCTGCTTCTTCAGCGGCCAATTGTGGTGCTTCTGCCATTTCTTCTTCAGCGGGTGCCTCTTCTGCTGCTGCTTCTTTAACTTCAGAAATAACTCCTTCTTCAGCGATAACTAAGACTTTTCCGTCTTCAAGTCCGTACTCACCGATTGGCATAGCGATTTTTTCACCGTCTTGTACGATAAAAACATCTTTGCCACTCTCAAATGATTCTGCTTCGATTTCAACGCCGTTGTCTAACTTCATTGACTCCAAAGCAACCTGAAGGCCAAAAATGGCTTTAATCTTACTCAGTTGTTCTTTGTGGTTCATAATTAAAATTTTAAATTCGTTTCTTATAATATTAGTTATTAATCATCTGTAAAGAAATTGTTTAAATTCCGTTTCATTTTTAAGGTACTAGAACACCGTCTATGGTATTGCTTGCTCCTGTTATAGTTTGGCTAGTTGATGAATTACCACGTATATTCCAATTGTTTAACAAGAATGAGTTATCACCTGCAAAGGTTATAAATTCTGTTGGTGAGCCTATAATTAGTTTATTGTCAACTACAGTAAAGTTATCCACAGTTCCACCATTACTTTCGTGAACATAAAATGCTCTTAGTCCACCGCTAGGCTGATACAATCTATTACCTACAAAATTAACATTATCACAAACACCTGCTGGGTTAACTTCTATTGCAGCAACTGTAGATTTACTATGAATATCATTGTCTGTAAAATAACAATCAGTATAAGTTGCTGATGATGTTAAAACAAGACCATCTTCACAAGTATTGCCTTTAAACACTAAATCAGTAATGACATTTCTGAACTTAAAACTAGTTTTAAATAAATTATTAATAAAACTTACATTTATACCACCTATCATTCTAGCTTGAGCCACACTCTCAAAAGTGTTTCCTGTTAAAAATAATGATGGTACGCCAACAGTCATATTTATTGATGCTGCTGCTGCACTTGAATTTATGTTAGATAAATTTAATGCAAGTCTTGAGTTCGTATATTATTATAGTCAAAATGTACATCTCTAACCACGCTGCTTAACATTTCCAATCCTCCCGAATTAGTAACGCTTGGTTCTGCGTCTACCGTATTATGATGAATATTTGAATCTCGTAATGAACCTAAAGCAAAAGCATATCCATTAATGTTTTTAATAATATTATCATTACAATTTACTTTCCACCCTTGCAAATTCATACCTGTTTCATCTAAAGTTGCGGAAGCTCCTTTACCTCTGATTATATTACCCGATATTACAATCTGTGATGCTACTTCTATTTTACTAGTCCATATATCCTTCATCGCTACCGTTTGAATACCTGTTTGTCCTATTATGTTTTCAGCACCCCCTAGTCCTATGTTAAAGTCAATGACATTATTTATTAAACCACCACCTTGTAGTTGTTGTGCTGCCATTCTCGTGTTAGCTACATTGTTAGTAGCCCAACTATCATAAGAACTATATAAATTCACTGAACCAAACAGATTATCTAAAAAGTAATTGTTTGTTATGACTACACCTCTCACTAGATTTTCATCTAGCGTCTCACCTGTAACTCCATCACGGTATCTTGTTGGCTCTGTATCTATGCCTAAGCGTGGTGCTGAACCTAAATTTACACCCATATCTTGACCCGCATTAATAATATAGTTGTTTTCAATTAGCATAGTTTCAACACCAATAGGACTTATATTGTTTCTTCTGTTATTGTCTAGAGTACAGTTTATAACAGTTATTAGCCTGCTATTTCTATATCCCACAGATGTTGATAATCCATTACCTGATGCAACAATCCCATCACCCTGACAGTCTTTTATAGTTGTACCATCAATAATACCTGTATCAACACCTATAAATACAACCCCTAATTCATAAGTAATATCATATCCACTTGTGTACTCAGAATATCCATTTGCTGTGCTTCCGTAAGACCTAAAATATAATCCATCTGTTGAATTGCTAACGTCAAAAAATGGGAGTCCGTTAACATTATTTCCGTGAATTGACGAGTAGCCTAAACCTTGTAATTCTACATTTGCATTAATATAATCGCTTATCTCTTCAACTTGTGCTTGAGCGTCATTTGGAGTTATTGCTATAGTATATGTAATTAGTGCATCATTTGTTCCAATGGTATAATCTATGCTAGAACCACTAGATGGTGAATAGAGGAATCTATGTTGTCTGTAATTATGTGACAATCTACTCCCGATTAAATTACCGCCAATTACTTTTACCTTTTTAGTATTTAGTGACGAAATTATATTTTGAGCATAAGCATAAGAAGGCAAACTTCTTATAAACACATCGTCTGACATTCTTATAGTAAAATTACTTGGTAGCCTAATAGAAAAAGCGTCTTGTTCAACTAAATTCTTCTCGTACCACTCACCTGTAGTTGGTCTTGAATTTTGTATAAAGCAATCTAATTTTGGAATAAATAACTCATAACCATTGAACAGTTTACAGTCCTCAATAGCTTTATTTATATTATCAATATTCGTCTGCGTTGCTGTTATCATTCCTGCGGTTACATTACTAGCTGTAATTGCAGTATCTATGGTTTCGTCAATTGGAAACTTGTCTAAATTAAAAGTTAAAATAGGATTGGTTAAGTAGCCTATACTTGTACCATCCCAATTTAACCCTGCGTTTAATATAGAATTATCTATAGTGCTACCTTCTGATGTTTTTAATGTTGCTGTTCCGCTTGTGATAATTGAACCACCACCATCTTTTAGATATACATCTGTTGGTAAAACCACAACAGTATTTACTAAATCAACATCCCCTTGAATCTCTGCTATCTCACCTGTTAAAACTGCTTGTAAATCTGCTAGTGTTAGGACTGTTCTTAAATTAGCATTACCATCGCCTGATACGACTGTAATCGCACTACCATCTACAACGGATTCTCCATTAATTGTAAATGATGGCATATCGCCTTTATCTCCTTTTGAGCCTGAGTTTAATGTTGTACTCCCTTGTTTTACTATTGCCATAATTTATTTTAATTTATTTTTTATTATTCTAAAAACCAATTTAAAGAGTTTACAAATATAGTATCTACATCCGCACTCCATTGATTAGCGTTTTGCCCTGCTATATAAACTCTTTTTCCTAAAGCTGAACTACCATCTGCCAACGTATCGCCCACGCTATAAGCTATTAGTTGATTTCGTGTTGTTGTAAGACCGCCAACAAAAGCGGTTGATAAAGCTAAAACACTATCAGTCATAGACCTTTGAGCTACAAGAGCGCCTCCTAAATTGTAATCAAAAGGCGATGTTATTCCATCTGTTATTGGGTGTGGATTATGGATAGTAATTGAAATTATTGAAGATGATGCTTGTCCATCGCTCATTTTTAAACTTGAATACGAATCCCGATTTATTGTTAATATTGGTTTAGTTTCAGAAAGTAAAGAAGCATCAGAATTCAAAGCCACACTATACGAAAGTATTGTGAAATCATAACCCGTAATCAAATCATACTCTGCTTGAACATCATTGACAATTTGAACCGTTCCAATATTCGCTTCTAGTAAATCTTTTAGCTTTAAATCATTTGTATCTAGTGACGCTGCGTTACCTACAATTAACCTTGCATTTTTAGTTTCTAAACCACCACCACCCACTTCATAAACAACATCAGCACCAAGATATATCTTTTGAATTTCTGTACTTCCTAAATAAGATTTTCCTAGTATCATATTATCCGTTTATTACATAT